ATTGCAGAGGCCCTAGGTATGATGATTATTGGCGGTGTTATTATAGGTTTAGCACCACTCACAATCTACTTAGCCTGGGTAAGCTTCTAAAAATTGAAATCATGCGGGGGTAAGAAATTACCCCCAACTTTAATTGAATGAAATTAACTATTTACATTATCACTAAACTATGGTATAATATATTATATGTCAAAATTTTATACTAATGTCTCACGATATGGTAATATGATATTACTTCGTGGGTATGATCACAACAAAAGAATTACAGAAAAAATTAAATATGGTCCAAAGCTGTATGTAAGTACTAATCGTCCAACTAAATGGAAAACCCTAAATGGTACATCGGTTGGAGAAGTTGCATTTGACTCTATGAGAACAGCTACCGAATGGGTAAGGACTAACAAAGACACCGCCGGTCGTCATATCTTTGGTAACACAAGATATATCTCAACCTTTATCAATGACCACTACCCTGGTCAAATCGAATTTGATCGTAACAAAATAAATGTCACTACGATCGATATCGAAGTTGCGTCTGACGATGGCTTTCCCGAGCCAGATAAGGCTGAGCATAAAGTAATCTCAATTACTATTAAAAACAACATCGACAATACTTATCATATATGGGGACTCGGCGACTATGATGTGGAAAACACATATATGAAAACACATCGTGTCATATATAATAAATGCGACAACGAAGCAGACTTACTTATTAAATTTATTACACATTGGTCTCAACCATCAAATGTACCAGATGTTGTCACTGGTTGGAATACAAGGTTCTTTGATATACCTTATTTGGTAAACCGTATTCATAAACTTATTGGCGAAGCATATGTAAAAAGATTGAGTCCATGGGGTATGATTGACAGACAAGATATTACAAAGATGGGTAGGACTCAAACATCTTATGATTTAAAAGGTATATCTCAACTTGATTATCTTGACTTATTCCAAAAGTTTGGTTACTCTTATGGTCCACAAGAATCATATAAATTGGATCATATTGCACATGTTGTATTAGGTGAGAAGAAGTTATCTTACGAAGAATATGGTAACCTACATACTTTATACAAACATAATCATCAACTCTTTATTGACTATAATATTAAAGACGTTGAATTGGTTGACCGAATAGAAGATAAGATGGGTCTTATTACTCTATGTATGACTATGGCATATAAAGGTGGTGTAAACTATAATGATACATTTGGTACCACTGCTATATGGGATACTATCATATATCGTAAACTACATGAGAATAATATTGTAATACCATTCATAGAAGATAAAGTAAAAACATTTTATCCAGGTGGTTATGTAAAAGAACCTCAAGTTGGTATACATGAAAACCTGGTAAGTTTTGATTTAAACTCACTTTATCCTTCAATCATTATGCAATATAATATGTCACCAGAAACTATTGCTGATGGTGAAATAGGTAATGTTGATATTGAACAAGTACTTACAAAATCACAAAGACCAAATAATAAAGGTAAAGCTCTAGCGGCAAATGGTCAATACTTCAATACTGACAAACCTGGAATCATCCCAGCTATTATTGATGAAATGTATCAAGAGCGTGTCACTATAAAAGGTGATATGATTAAAGCTCAAAAGAAATTACAAAAGGTAGATAAAAATGATAAACAAGAACTTTACTCGATTGAAAGAGAAATATCAATCGCTGAAAATAGCCAAATGGCAATTAAGATTCTTCTTAATAGTCTTTATGGTGCTATGGGGAATAAATATTTTAGATTCTTCGATCAGAGAATCGCGGAAGCCATTACCCTCACCGGTCAGCTCACCATTCGATGGGCCGAATATGAACTTAATTCATTTCTCAATCGAACAATGCGAACAACATCGTTTAAAGACTATGTCGTCGCCATCGATACTGACTCGTTGTATGTTAGCTTAGATGATATTGTAAACAAATTTAATCCAAAGAATCCTATTGATTTCCTAGATAAGATTTGTAATGATACACTTGAGCCAGTGTTGGCAAAATCATATGATGATTTATATTCTATGTTAGGTGGAGTATCAAACAGAATGGTTATGGCAAGAGAAGTTATTGCTGACCGTGGTATTTGGACTGCTAAGAAAAGATATATTCTCAATGTATTGGATAACGAAGGTGTTCGATATAAAGAACCTAAACTCAAGATTATGGGTATTGAAGCAATTAAGTCTTCTACTCCAGAACCATGTCGTGATGCACTTAAAGAATTATTTAAAGTTATTATGTCAAGTAATGAATCTGATGTTCAAAAATCTATTGAACAATTTAAGAATTACTTCAAGACATTACCACCTGATGAAATTGCATTCCCACGCGGAGTCTCAAAGGTTAAAGAATATAAAGATCATAATACTATATACAAAAAAGGTACACCAATACATGTTCGTGGTTCTTTACTATTTAATAAACAAGTCCAAGATTTAGCGTTAACTAAAAAGTATGCACTAATTCAAAATGGCGAAAAGATTAAGTTTGTATATTTACGAACACCAAACACTATCAAAGAAAATGTAATTGCATTCCCTGACTACTTACCTGAAGAATTTAACCTTCATAAGTATATTGATTATGATATGCAATTCCAAAAAACATTCTTGGATCCTATTGAGCCTATTCTTGATGCAGTTGGTTGGAATTCAGAAGAAGTTGTATCTTTAGAGGATTTCTTTGGATGATTAAAATAAAAAATTCAATAGTATATCCGGGTCATTATAGTTTAGATGATTGTACAAATATAGAAAAGATATGTAAAAACTTTCCTGAACAAGATGCTACAATACAAGATACAAAATCAGGCAATATTAAAAATACTGTTAAAGATAATATAAGAAAATCAAAAGTAAGATTTATACATTTGAATCAATCATGGGGTGCACACGAATTATATACAGAATTAACAAACTTAGTAACAAAAATTAATAAAGAATTTTTTAACCTAGAAATAGGTGGTATAGATAGTATTCAGTATACAGAATATGATAGTTCTTATAAAGGACATTATGATTGGCATACTGATTGGAATTGGAATGTTCCTGGAGATAGAGTTAGAAAATTAAGTATGACTATTCAACTATCTGATGGTTCAGAATATGAAGGAGGAGATTTTGAATTAGCTTTAGATATTAAACCTGGTTTTGCTTCAACAAAACAATTAGGTACTGTTATTGCTTTTCCATCTTTTATGCCACATAGAGTAACACCAGTGACTTCTGGTTTAAGAAAGTCTTTAGTAGTGTGGTTTACAGGGCCACCATTTAAATGAAATTAACTATTTACATTACCACGAAACTGTGGTATAATATATACAACTATGGAGAAAAAAATGAAATTAGTTAGATTATCCTCAGGTGAGGAAGTTATCGGTAAAGTAACAGAGACCGAAAATTCTGTTACAATAGAAAATGGGTATACACTAATTCCAGCTGGAGAAGGAAAGATTGGATTTATGCCATTCATGGCTTATACTAAAGCTGATAAAGGAGTTACTATAAATAAAAAGTTTATTATGTTTATGGTAGAACCTATTGAAGATATGGTAAATCAAATCAGACAAATGGATTCAGGAATTGTTGTACCAGATAGTAAGGTAATTGGATAATGAGTAAAGATTGGGTAAAAGATATTCATGATATGCAAACTAAATACAAGACTAGGGATTGGGTATGGGATAATCGTAATGACCCCGAAAAACTCAGAGCATTCCTAAAGTTTCGTATTGGATTTTTACAAGAAGAACTAGATGAAACTAGAGAAGCACATATAATAAAAGATCCTGAAGAAATAGTTGATGGATTAATTGATTTATGTGTTGTCGCTATTGGTACTCTTGATGCGTTCGGAGTTGACCCATATAAAGCATGGGATGAAGTTCTTAAAGCAAACATGGCAAAAGAAGTAGGAGTAAAACCAACCAGGCCAAATCCATTAGGTGTACCTGACTTGGTTAAACCAGAAGGTTGGGAGGCACCATCACACAAAGGAAATCATGGTAAGTTTAACGATATTTGATTCGATATACGATAACAAAACAAATAAAAGAATGGATTATAACTCATTTGATGAGTTTGAAACTATTCTATATAAGTTATCTGAATCAACAAAATATCCTACTAAAAAAGATGCACCACTAATCAGCCCAGCTGTTTACATACCTGATACTACAAGAGGTAATGATAATGTGACAGGTTGGGGTGGATTTGGTATTCTTGACATTGATGATTATGAAGGTGATATGAAAGATATCGAAAAGAAATATTCTAAATATCGATATGTATGTTATTCTACCGCATCATCAACCAAAGAAAAGCCAAAGTTCAGATTAGTGTTTCCACTTACAACATTTGTTGATAAAGAAAGAATCAAACATTTTTGGTATGCTCTTAATAAAGAGATTGGTGATATAGCAGATGCTCAAACAAAAGATTTGAGTCGTATGTATTATATACCAGCAAAATATGAAAACAGTTTTAATTTTATATTCTCACATGATGGTGAAACTATGGATCCTAACTTACTTATGGATACTCACCCTTATGTTGTTCCAAACGAAAACTTCTTTGACAGATTACCTGAAGCAATTAAACAAGGTTTAATCGAACATAGAAAAGGTCAACTCAATAATACAAACTATTCATGGACAGGTTATCAAGATTGTCCATTTGTAAATAAAAGACAAGTAGAAGAATATAAAGCAATTACAGATACTGGGTGGTATGCAAAGATGTATCAGATTATGGTATCTACTGCTGGTAACGCAATGAGCAAAGGTTATCCAATTACAGCTAAAGAAGTTGAATACTTATGTAGAGATTTAGATGGCGATACAGGTAATTGGTATTTGAAACGTGATATGTATAAGGAGGCAGAGAGAGCAATAGAATTTGTGTTTAGAAATAACTTATGATTTATTACCATGAAAGTTATTTGTATGAAGCGTACGATGACTACTGCAAATCAATGCCAAAAGGTTCAAAGCTTATGGATATCGAAAACTTTAGAAGAGAAATATTTGAACCATTATTAAATGAGATGTATGATGAAGAATGATAAAACAGACAAAGGATTACTATACTTA